CTACAATCGTTAGCGGCTTTCCTGCTCCAGACATCATTCTCCATTAATCTAGGGATCTGTCTTACTACTTTTACTCTTCCAAATTGCACATAAAAGTCTAGACTCAGGAATTCAACAGTATGCACATCACCATATGTTAGATACTTGGCTATTACACCAAGTCCTTTCTTTTCTCCAGGGTAATTCTTGTTATTAAACACTGTGTAAAAAACATATTCTACTAAATCTTTTGTGATGCTGCATATAAATCGAATCATGAAGTCGTCTCCTTTAACCCAATGGACATAATCGACTCCATAGGTTAACTTTAGCTTAGCTTCTAAAGTATATTGAACGATACTCACTACAAATAATGTATTTCCTAGGTAGGTGTCCGGTGAGCCGGAGAAAGTACATCCTATGATGTCCACCCATCCCATGTTTTCCTTTTTCTTACCGTTCTTTACAACCATCATCACTCTTCTTTTCTCTGCGTATACACACTTCCACTGTTGCAAGGTACAGTGAGTCAGCCAATTTTCTACACATCGGTATACGGGAAAATGAAGAATCCTTTTAAACTCGATCCTCAGGGTATTATCGCATCCTGATAGATCGCCGGTGACAAACAGATTTTCTCCTCTTTGATAAGCCTCAGTTAGCTCATTTTCCATATCTTCTGTTGTCAAGGGAACTCGGAATCCTGGCACGTGGTCTTTAAGAATGTTAGCTATTGCCCACACGGCCGGTCCCATTACATACTTGAGTTCCTCACTAGGTGCACAAATGGCTCTGGTCTTTGGCATTTTCCACACGCATTTTATTCTGTCCCACTCATAAGTTTGTTTTTCTGATTTTACAAAGTTTTCATAAGTGGTTGATATTGTTTCAGGTAATGCGCCTTCTTTATAATACTTTGACCCTTTTACGAACTGTCTCAATCTCACCTGTTGTTTCGAGCCTAGGTGATTATACCAATCCTCTACTGAGTAGTATTTTTCAAAATACTTTTCTATGGTTGGTATGATTGTGTTTTTGATCCAGTTCTCCGCCCAGATTTTGTACTTAGCAAATTCTTTATCTTCTGGTGTTGTCCAGGCGGCTGTGAGTCTTTTGATACTGCATATATTACATTTAGCACATGAATTATATATTATTGGCATGCTTTTCGGATTTTCTATTAATTTAACGAGGTATTTCCTATTTGACTCACAATGGCACTCTAGCCGCTCCCATTCTTGTAGTGTTGCGTCGTATGAAATTGGGAGGTTCCATATTACTTCCGGGTTCATTGGTGCAGGACATTGTTCTACATAATTTTGT